ATAGACGTCAGCGACCTCAGGTACAGAGAGCCGCCCACAGTCGGGTTGAAGCCCTCGGGGATAGACGTCAGCGACCTCAGGTACAGAGAGCCGCCCACAGTCGGGTTGAAGCCCTCGGGGATAGACGTCAGCGAACTCAGGTACAGAGAGCCGCCCACAGTCGGGTTGAAGCCCTCGGGGATAGACGTCAGCGAACTCAGGTACAGATCACCGCCCACAGTCGGGTTGAAGCCCTCGGGGATAGACGTCAGCGAACTCAGGTACAGAGAGCCGTCGATCTTTTCTTTACCGGAAAACTGACTAGAAGATAATTTGTCAACGGAATACATGGATATGTGTTTAGTTTGATGATTGGATGTCTCCGAATAAGTACCACCACTTGAATGCTAATTCCTCGTACTTGGCCCGGCCGTCACGATAGATCTCGCTGTCACGTTTCACCGGTATTTTGAATACTTTGTAGTTGATCTTCGAAATGAAAATCAATACATCGTTAGAGCGGCCTTCTAGATCCATATACCAGGCGCGTGAACGGTCATAATTGAAATACCTCACTGCTTCTTCGCACTGCTTTTGTGTGGTGCATACAGTGCTCTTGATGTCGCCGCCCAGGTCAAACTTTTCGCAGAACAAATCCCATTTGGCCTTGGCCGGCAGCGCGAACTTGAAGGTCCCGTAGCGGATCCTGAACTGGGGCTGATAGCTGATGCGCTGGAAGCTGCAGTGCTGCATCATCTGCCGGCAGAACTCGTCACGGTAGAATGCCTTCTTCATCTCCTCGGCGCGGGCGAAGTCGTCACCAGTATACCGTATTCCTTCCACCTGGTGCGTGAAGTAGTTCACCCGGTGCGGCTCGGTGATCATAGCATCTATGAGATTGCCGAAGCGGTACGCCTGCTCCAGGTCTATTACCTGCTTCTGCGGCAGCCAGTATTTCTCCAGCCACGTCAGGTCGGAGTTGGCCACGGCAGGGAAGGCCCTGTAGTTATCTGCACAGATGGTTTGCATGGCCTACGCTGCAGCTGTTGATTTACGGTTGACAGCCTTGTAGGTCGGCTCGTAGCTCAGATACTGGCTTTCGATCTTCTCACCCTGCTTGTGTGCGTAGGTCTCGCAGAAGGTCTTGATGGACTCCAGCTTCTTGGCGCCGAACTTGTCCAGGCCGAGCTTTATGCCTTCCTTCTGGAACCAGAACTGGAACATCAGTACCCATGCACCCTGGTGGTTGACGACAATCTCATATCCCTGCCGCGTCTCCGGAGCAGCAGAAGGAGCCGCCTCGGCAACATCAGAGAACAGCGCCAGCGTCTCGTCCTGAGACTTCCGCGCCGCAATGGCTTCCTCCTCACGCTTCAGGCGGGCTTCCTCCTCGCGCTTCAGACGTTCTGCTTCCTCCTGCTCCCGGCGCAGACGCTCCTCCTCGAGGTGCTGCTTCTGATCGGCATCGGCCTTAGCGAGCTGCTCCAGCTCGTGACGCTTGGAGGGAAGCCGGTCAATCAGCGCCTGCTTCAGCTGGCCAAGCTCCTCGGTATAAATGGTACAGAAATCGCCATATCTGCCTGCGGTAACGCTGATGATAATCTGCTCCAGCTCCTCCGGAGTGTGCAGCCGGCTGACCAGCGCATGGTGGAAAGCGGTAAAATGCTCGTAAGAATAAGCGGGCGTGTAGCCGAGCAGGGATGCCTTCCTGCCTTCGAATGTCTCCAGCGTGATGGCATTGAACAGTGCCTGAACCCTGTTCTTCTCCGCAGTGACCGCTTCAGAGAAATGCCGGCTCAGACGGCGGTCGCACTCAGCTTTCAGCTCTGCAGCTTCCTTTTCCTTAGCTGCCTTGCGCGCCGCTTCTTCCTGCCGGCGCTGTTCTTCCTCGGCCTTCTGACGCGCATACTTGTTGCGCTCGTCCTGGATAAGGAATGCCTTAGTTCCCGGTGCTTTCACATCCAGCCGGCGCTCCTCCTGGGTAAAGAGCTTCTTTACCTCGTCCATGATTTGCGTAATCGGCTTGCGCGATTCCGTCAGCTCCTTCAGGCGCGTGTTGGCCTGAACGATGTAATCGTTGCACAGCTTGTCGAGCTCGGGGTTAAGACCTCCGGCTTCCCTGATTTTACTAAGGACCATGTCGCCGACCTGCTCGGCCTTCTGCGCAACGGTGACGTGGTTGGCCACGACCGCTGCCCCATCCACGAACGTCTCGATGGACTTATTGTAGACCTCAATAGAGGAGGTTGATTGAGCTTCCATAAGCTTGAATTATTTCTATGATGTTTGGGTGAAAAAGAGGTTTGGGATCAGAAATCCATGGCCAGGCCGTTGCTTACCGGCGCCGGCTGCTGCAACTGCTGCGGCTGCATTTGCGGGGCGACATTGTTCAGCGGCATCTGCCACTCGTCCGGAAGGTCCTGCTGCGGGATGTAGTTGGGCAGCTGCTGAGGTGCCTGGTAGGATTGCTGCAGGACAGGTTGATCAGGAGCCAGCTCCGCTTCCTCGTCAATGGTTTCGGATGCCAGGCGCGAGAATTCACCCATGCGCACCTTCGGATAATTCTTGAAGGCATGCTTAATGGTCTTCGCTTCCACCATGCCCTTCAGTCCGTCCGTCCAGGCCTTGCTGTTCGGATCCTTGCTGAACTTCTTCAGGCGCATGATGTCTTCCATCGCCATCACCTTGTAGTCCTTACTGCCATCGTGACGCGTAATGCAGATGTAGGATGCGATGATAGTGTCGCTCTGGCGCGGAATGCAGGCCATATGCTCGACGATGGTGCGGCCATCGCGGCAGCCGTAACGGAACTCGTCACCCTGAAAAACAACAACAGGATTGTCAGCATACTTAACTTGCCCTTGGATCTGGCGCAGCAGCAGCTCACCAATACCAGATATCTGAAGCGCCGCGCGTTTCTCCCACTTCGGCGCTTCCTTGGTGCCTACGTTGATATTGTAAGGCACGATGTACAGGTGCTTCATCGAAGGGTCGAAAGACAGGCCTGACACCGCTACGTCCATGAAGATGCCGTAAAGAGAGAGCTTGGTGCAGCTCTGCAGATTCGGGCTATCGTTGACCAGCTTCAGGAAGTGAAACTTCTCCGCCGTGTAGAAAGCATCAGCCACGCGCGCGTCTTTGATGCCGTGCACCACTCTGTACAGGTCCTTGAAGCGGTCAGCCACCTGCGGGCTGTCGATGAGTTGGGATGGCGATGCAGTCTGTATCAGTTGCATCAGATTTTGAGGTTGCTCGTTCATGATGGATTTGATTTTGAAAGAGGTTTATGAATGGGATTAGAACATCTGGAAGTCGCGCACTGCGGGCTGGAGCACCTGCCCGGTGAGCTGGAAGTAGTTGGCTAAGCACTCCTTCAGCTCTGTGTGCTCGGCCTGCGTAATCTTTGTGATGTCGCCGTTGTGACGGCTGTAGATGGCATCTGCATGCGCCTGCAGTTGCTCAGGGCTCATTTCCCGGATGAGGGCTTTTTGAGAGACTGTTTGCATTTGTATGGATTTTTGGGGTGAAGCGATTTAGGACGAGTGCTGTTCCCGGTGATCAGGAGTACCAGATACCAGAAGAGAAAGCGGATCATGCGGGTTGCAGTTCAGGAGTGATCGCCTTGGCGTATTCCCGGATGCTATGGCGCATCTGATATACCTGGTCGCGGAAATCTCCCAATGCGGCAAAGGCATTTCCCATGCGGACCGTGAATTCACGCTCCAGTGCTTCGCTGGTCATCCTGCTCCAGCAAGCAGAGCTGAATCCGCTGATCTCGCGCAGATCCAGCTCGCCTTCCATATCGCGGGCCTCATCCAACTGCCGGTTCGCGCTGTTGAGCAGGCAGGACATGTTGTGCACGAATTCTTCCTGCTGGCGTATGAATTCCTGGAGCGCCTGGATCTGGTTCACTACATCCGGATTTAATAGTGAAAAGAAGGCTCCAGCTGTTGGTACTGCCAGCTGGCATATTGCTGACTGCTGGCGCTGCCTGGTTGTACATTCGGAGGCTGCGGCGACTCCTGGTAGTAGCTCGACAGGCGACTCCTCAGGAACTCGGTGCGCTCCAGAGTCACGCAATCGACTTCCTTGCACCAGTATTCGATGCAGCTCTCCCGCTTTTGATCTTCGATCCAGTTCAGAAACACGCGCGTTGCTGTCGCGGCGAATGTGTTTTGCAGCAGCCGGCTCATACCGGTATCACTTAAAGTGTGCGGCACATTCAGACGTTGCAGAAACAGCGAGAAATCACGATAGCTGTATTCTTTCATTTCCTGACTCCCGTCTGTGCGCATGATATGTGCGCGGATAATGGAACCTTTTTCCACCTCCTGATTGAAAACCTTGAGTACTTTTGCCATGGATTTTGTTTATTGGGCATCTGCCCGGTGAACGAATCGGCTCCTGTTCGCGCAGGGGCCTTTTTTATTTCAAAGTCTTTTTGGCCATCTTCTTGCCGAAGCGGACACTGCTGTCAGCGGCCACCTTCTCTTTTCGCTTGGACTCCCTCGGAGAAGCCGGAGAGTCGATACCCTCCAGCTTCTTTCTGAGTGAGTAGCTCCGTTGGCGCAGCAGCTCTATCCCTGCGGCATATGCCTGAGCATCTGCCTCGATGCTGCGCAATTCCTTTATGATCGCTGTTGCGTCCATTGCTATTTGCTTTTTGCCCTCGCGATAATGCCCCACACACGGCGGCGGATAGCCGACTCCGTACTCATGCGGTTGCTGATCGTCTCATGCGCTTTGATGGCACCAGTACGTGTCAGCCCGACCTGTGCACCGGCCTTTTCCGGTGACAATTGCATTTCGACGATCAGAGCGAAAACAGCTACCTGGCGCGCTTCGATCTCTTCCTTTGTCTTCGGAGCCTTGATCTGGATGGTCGTTGTCTTATAGTCTTCTGCGATCAGCTTAAGCAGGCTGTCTACTGTCGGATCCTCCACGTCTTCGGCCAGGGCGGCTTCCGCGCGGGCGACTACATTTTCCCAGGCATAGCCGTTACGGATCATGTCCTTGAATGTTCGGCGGTCGATGCCGGATTTGGTCAGGAAAGGCTTCTGTGCTCCATGCATGGAGTCGATCTTCTTGAGTCTGGCCAGCGTCTCCGCTGAAAGCTCTTTTGGTACAATCATTGCCGTTCTGCTATTTTTACTTTCTCTTTTCGCTCCCGATTCAGTATTAGAATAGCAAAGGAATGGAAGTTTTTCCAAAAATGCAATGCCTAAATGGAAATTTTTCCATCAAAGTTATCCACACCCCCGACGTATCATATGGATATAGGAAAAAGCATCGCTAAAAAGCGGATTGACAGTCAACTAACTGTTGTTGCGCTGAGTGAATTGCTCAGCATACCAAAAGACCGGATTTACAAATGGGAGAAGGGCCAAGGCGCCCCTAAGCATGAGGATCGGAAAAAAATTGACGCTTGGTTGAATGGAAGTTTTTCCAACGCCACGCAGGATGCGAATGATTCGAGCCTCAATATTTGGCAGCAGAAATATTATGATTCGCTGGAAACAAATAACGAATCACTTCGAAAGGCGGTTGACGCAGCCGCTAACGCGGTTAATGCGATCAACTCAATCAGTCAGCATATCGCTTCTAATTCAGATGCCTTCCTAAAAACTTTAGAAGGTCGGGATGAAAAATTGCAATCGCTGTTGGAACGGGCTCTCCCAGCGGTTGGCGATCTGCGCGCCTATCAAGACGCTGTTGAAGAACACGAAGCACGATTAGACGACCTTTTCGACTGGATTTTGGAGAATTTGAATTCCGAAGAGGCTTTGCGCTACATGTGGCAAAACCGTGCAGATAGAATCCCGCACGATCTCTACAAAAGGACTCTCCCGTTGCGTGAAAAGAAAAGGCAGGACATTCTTGCCTCCCAGGGCAGTTAGTACACTTGCTAATCGGCAGTTGAATCTTTCGGCCAGTCATTTGATCGGTAGTTGAAACGCTAATAAACAATTCCTCTTTGCACCCTATTTGCAAGCAATATTAATCATGAGACCTCTTCTCTACCTTCCGATCGTTATTTTATTGCCTATTTCTCTCGCCGCGCAGCGGTCACAGGTATTCGGCACCCTTACAGATCGATTGGATTCATTTCAATACGAGGGGAAGTATATTAAGCCCGGCGATGAAATCTCGCTCATCAACGGTGACAAGGGAATCGTAAAGCGGATTGACCAGCGGAATTACAATGGTATAGTCCTGACGTTCGCTATTACCAAGAAAGGCTGGCAAGTCCCTTTGGATAGTGTCAGCAAATCCGTATTTCTTAATAGATCTGGTACTGAATCAAAATCCTCGGATAGCTATACTGCATCCAACGGGATAACTTATAAGGTGGGCGACGACGTGATATTGGGGCGCGGCTCAGCCCCCAGCGGCGACTTCCGGTATCTCAATCTCGGCGGCTGGGGTGCTGTTATGAGTTATGACTCTCATCGGGGGTCAAGCCAAGTGGATGTAGGTCGGGGGTATTCAGGGTTAAGCGTTCGCATCAAGCGCATCGTGCGTTCACACTATCGAGGGATTGAAAAAGTGATTTTTGTAGTAGGTGGCGGGAATATTACCAACTACTACCTCTACATCGAAGACGCCATTGCCACATGCGAGGTGAAAGATTGTAAGCAGCAGCCGGCCAATACTATAATCAATCAGCCACTATCGCCCGCCGACGAGATAGCGAAATACAAGAAGCTGCTGGATGCTGGAGCCATCACACAGCAGGAATATGATGCTCAAAAGAAGAAGCTGCTTGACCAGAAATAATCGCAAAAAATGATGAAACTTCTACTTATAGCCCTGTTGCTTCCCAAAATTGCTATGGCCCAATATGGAACTGCCGTAGTAAAATACTTACCCATTGACTCAGCGACAGGCAAGGCTGCATTCTCTCAAATTTTCAATGTCTACAATAGAGATCAACATAGTGTATTGCGCTACGCCATCAACTATTGCAAAGCTCAGAACCTTCCGTACCAGGTTGATTCGACATCCGGTATAGTCTCATCAACCTGTTCCTTCTATATCCAAATGTCCCGGAACGATTGCATTCAGGATGTGAAGATCACCGGCAAGATGAACCTATATGCTAAGCTGGCCAGGACGCGAATAGAGTTCACTGACCTTCATTATCGGGGGCTGACAACTTCCTGTCCCTCGGAGGGCTCCATAGAGGACCTTGCAAAGTGCGAAGCCTGCAGAAGGTTCTATCCATTCTTTTCAGCCGTCCACGAACAATGCAATCGCGTTTGCGGCGACTACCATGATCATCTGAAAAAATCAGTCCGAGCAAAGGATGACTGGTAGCCGACCTATAGAGGAAAACCGAAAAGTCAGCACTAACAAAAAAGCTAACAACCACCCTTAAACACAAAGCCATCTGATGGCGCTACGCACTCTACAGCCGTTGAAAATCAACACCTTTCTTTTCCGGTTTCGGTCGCATGCTGACTACGGATCAGAAGGTTTCAGGTTTGAATCCTGACGCGGTCACCAAGCCGGAAAGCAATAGTAGCAACGCTTTCCGGCTTTTTTGTCGGTTTTCTGAGTGAGTAGCGATTCATCAATAGCTAACAAAAAAGCTAACAAGATCTATCGCTATGGCAAGAATATCACTGCCCAATGGCTGCTCCTGTAGCCAGCCAAACGTGTTTCCCGCCAACTGGAAAGCCATTGGCGCATCATGCAAAAAGGACTGGTATATTACCTATCGCTTTTACGATCCTGCCTATGAGCAGCAGCACCCCACAGGCAAGCTTGTAATGGTCAAAGGCATGAACGGTTACAAGACCGTCAAGGACCGCCAGGTATCAACCGCGCAGATACTGAAGGAAGTGCTGTATTACCTGGAGAAGGGATATAATCCGATACTGGATGCCATCGTAGAGGAAAAGAAGCGGGAGCGCACAGAGCCTATTCTTCCGAAAGACGGACTCTGGCGCGGCATCATCTTCGCCCGAAGCAATAAGACTTATACCAAAGCCGGCAGCGCAGATGTTGACAGTTACCTACGCCGGATCCTGAAAGTTGCCCGGGCCCTGGATCTGCACACCAAACCGCTGGGTGAATTCAGGCGCCGCGACATGATGGCCATTTTCGACTTTATGGCCAGGGAGAAGCCCTGGACGCCTTACACCTGGAACAATTGCCTCGGTTACGTGCGGCCGCTCTTCAAGTTGCTCAATACTTACGAGGCCATGGAGCTGAATCCTTGCTATGGCATTGAGAAGATGCCGGTACCGGAAACGACTCGTAAGGTGCTTACCGATGAGGAGCGCAAAACCATTAATGAGCATCTCCGGGACCACCACCGGCGCTTCTGGCTCTTCGTTCAGATGTTCTTCCATTCCGGAGCGCGAGAGATAGAGCTGCTGCAGGTGAAGCGCGAGGATGTGGACGTGACCAACCAAACGTATTGGGTTACCATTCGGAAGGGAAAGAAAAAGCTGCCTAAGCGAGAACAAAAGGCCATTAAGAATATTGCGGTGCCCTACTGGCAGGAATACATCGAGGATGCCGGCGAAGGTGACTTTCTATTTTGCAAAGGCTGGAAAGCCGGCAAAAAATCACTCTCGCGCGACTGGCTGACGCATCTATGGGAGAAGGTGGTAAAGGATGGATTAGGCATTGACGTTGACCTGTACACGTTGAAGCACCTGAATTATGATGAGATTGATGCAAAGCTTGGTGCAGATGCTGCAGCTGCGCAGGCCAGTCATACTTCTACACGCATGCGGAAGCACTACGCGGTCAAAGCGAAGCAACGTGAGCTTGATAAGGTGAAGCAACTCGACAATGCTTTTGCGTAAGCTGTAGAACTATTTGAATAGTTCCGGCTTCTGTTTCCTGAATTGCTCTATAATCCAATAGGCAATAGGGCCTATTTTCTCCGGGACCAGGGAGGCCGGGGGTATGCCGGGATTGTTTACCAGCTTGAATTCGGCTGCTGCGCTGAACGGTGCCTTTTTCGATACCTCGATGTAGCCTTTCAGCTCGCCGCCCGGCTTTTCGCCGCAGCGGTAAGCCATGGTGCTGAGCTGCAGGTCCCCCTTCAGCCTTGAGCTAACGATTGTAAGAATATCATTAAGCACAAGCGACTGCCTTGTGCTCTCGGCCAGATCTCTTCCCATGGAGCGAATCTATAGATCGAGTCTGAAATGATCAGAATATTGATATTATTAGCCGCATAAAAAAGCCAGCCTGGGAACAGGCCGGCCCCTATTATTAACCCGAAACCCCTATGGTAGATTGATCTTGAGCCACAGCCTTAACGCAAGCCTGACTGCACAATAGCCGATCAGCAACAGGGCAACCAGGCGCCACGAGTTGCGGCCGGACCTTAGTTCGGTAGCTTGCAATATTGCCGCTTGTCGCTCATCTCGCGCCGCAACCAGGGCGGCCGTGCTCTCGACCCGGACAATGCTATCTTTTGTGACGAGCCTGGTGATCAGCTGGGGCGGTGGGCATGGTACCGCGACGATGAGCCGTGCTGTATCGCCGGCCTTGCGACGTGCAGCTGCGCTGTCGCAGTCTACATACACCGGTCGGCCCTGCAGATACTGAGTATCTATTCTCGTTTGCGTGACTACCGTCGACATCTCTTTCACCGGATAGAGCTGCGCACACAAAGCAGCTGCAGCTTCTGGATGAGCGGCTGATATCGAGGCAAGGCGCCGGGCTGGGCTACAGCTCGCTATAGTGAGCAGAAGAAGTGCTACGGCCATCAGGTGCTTCATGGCTTCGTCGTTTGTTGTAAGTGAAGTTGATTTTCGATGATGGCCAGCCGTACATTGATCGTGGCTATTTCCGCCTCCATCTTTGCGCGCCACAATGCAGCGTCGCCGGCCTGGGTTTTTGCCTCCGCCTTTACGTCGTTGACGATCTCATCAAGCCTGGATATCTTGGCATCCAGCTTCGACAGAAAGAAAGCAATGATCACGACCTGTATCATTGCGGAGATCACAGTGCGAATGCCGAATGAGAGCTTCTCTCCGGAAACGAACTTCGGGGGTTGAGTCATTGCTTCTAAGAAAAAATGATAACAATATTTGCCGGATCAGCGTCTGCCACAGTAATCGTATCCCCGGTCACACTCACATTGGTCGTGTGTGATCGGATTGTGGCTACTTTCCCGGAGGGGCGCCGCATATCGTAGTCCCCGGCAGCGTCAAAGTCCATCCAGCACCAGAGGTCGCCGTTTGACAGTCGTACCCGGCAATCATTGATCACCCCGGCCGTTGCCGGTTTCTTAGCGGTGCCGCGAACGAATACGGCCTGGACAGTTGATCCAGCCGGAAGTGTTGGGGGGCTCGTCCAGTGAGAGTAGACCATGTACGAAAACTTCCCTCCTTGTTGGATCCAGAAGGTGCGGTCCATCGTCTCTGCTACATCATCCGCGCTATCATATAACGGCAGAGATCCGAAGTTTATGACGAAATCTACATCCTGCGAATAGATCTCATTCGGTGTTGGCGTAGCGTTGTCATACTCTTTGACCGCTCCGCTGTATACCTCAAATTCCCGCCGTGGGGGCGTGTCTTCCCAGGTATCCGGAGTTGCCATCAGCTGGGCGCCGAACACATCCGTCTGGATGTCTACGCCGGTACGATAATCGAAGGTGTTCGTGCCGTCGCTGACAGGCAGCAGTCCCGGTATATATCGATAAACGTGCGGAGAGAACAAGGTATTTCCACCCCAGGACTGCTGCTGCAGCCCGCAGTGGAGCACTGTAATGTCTTGCGCGAAATCGTCTTTATGATAGACTGCAAAGAGGCTGTCCTGCAAATCATATACCTGGTAAGCAGAGTCCCAGATATCTCCGCCCACATTCGGCCATTGTGTATACCCTCCTACCGGACGGTTGGCGTTAAAGAAATCAATAACGCTATAGGGTTCGTAGTAGTGTATGGTTTGGGTCAGCTGCACGCCCGATACGTCGGTAATGAGGTTGTCCTGCCATAGATCCACCTCGGTATTATTGACGTAGAGTCTGAGCTCATCGTAGCCATTAGTCCAGCCTTTGATATTTCCGTCCGTAGCTGTGAAGCCAGCATACGATGCGGTATGTGTTCCATTGGCTACGTGGGTCAATGTGCTGCCCATATCTGCCGCCGTCAAGAATCTGTACTTGCCTTCTACAGCGGAGATGTTCTCACCCAGCCAGAGTAGATCATGGTTGGTCGTCATTTCCGCCAGGTACCATGTATGGCCATTGCTACACTGGCGTGTTTGCCCTACATCATTATAGGTAAAGCCATGCGTTGTAGCCGTCGAGGTAATCACACCCGGCGTCGGGTGATTCCCATTCGTATAGTAGTTCTGCCCGACTTGATCAGACTGAAATACAACTGGATTCGTTTCATCACCTCCACTCACTATGTAATGGGCAGCATTGAAGTTATCCGCAGCATCGATCGCTTTGTTGATCGGGATAAAGTACTGCCCCGGCGCATTCAGTATCCCGTTAGCGCCGCCTTTATACGAGCCATCACCTTTATAGATGACATTTCTAAAGACTATGGCCAGATTATCGTCGAACGGTACCCGTACCAGTAGCACAGAGGCTGTCGCCTGGTTATAGCCGTCCGGAGTAACCGGGAAAGTGATAATCTTTACTTCGGTGGCCGTACTTGCAGAAGGCAGACTGAAGCCTACTTTCTGCATAGCCAGGTCGTTCGGATATGACGGTACAACAGGCGCAGTAGCCCTGCCACGCCCGCTGCTGTTCGCCAGTATAGCTGTTAGAAGGCTCATTTATTGAACCAATTGGAATGGTGCGACAAACGGATATGTGAACGCTGTTGGGTCTCCCCACGTTCCCGAACCCCACCCATCCGTTGTAGTGCTCACTGCCACGCCAGCTACATTTACCGCTTTCCCCTGTCCGGTTGCGGCCTTCAACCTGATTGTCGTTCCTGCCGGCGCTGTTGTTCCGTGGAATCCAAACACCAAAAAGTCTCCTACCTGTACGGAAGCGGTATCAGATGACACGTCGAATTCATTTACGCTGTTAGCGGTAAAAGGACCGGTGAAATCCCAGGTCTTTATTCTCGTCTGAGTAGAAGATGTGGCAGCCCTGAACACCTTGAACCATATATGGGACAGGTCGGTTACGTCTTCCAGATATACCCGGATCTTGTTAACCGTCCCCGCCGTCTCGACGACTGCCTGAACGGGACTGGTGCCTGCATTGAAGAACTCATAGTCTGTCGTTGTTGCTAATGCGGTATCAGATACCGTACTCAGCCCCGCGCTAAAAGACAGTATAGTTTCAGATGAGATACTGTTCGTCGCAGTGCCGCTGTCATCCGCCAGCGGATTGTTCGCGTCATCAACAACGTCACCGGACGCGGCTACGTATGCCCATGGAATCGTATCAGAGGAAGACATGGCATCCACAGCGAACGTCCATGTGTCCGTTCCGGAACCACCAACTCCGGTAATACCAAAAGAGCCGAAGCTCCAGCCAGCATCGCTACCATTCACTATTTCGCTAAATGTGACGACAATATGCGTGGCATCTGTCGCTTCCACGCTAACCACTGTCGGTGCTGTTGTATCCGGAACCGGAATGAGGATCTTCACCGGTTGGTTCGTAGAGCCTGTTACCCATGCGTAGCCATCATCATCGACCACATACGCGACGGTCGTAAGGCCCGAGTTGGTGCCGGAGTTGTTGACCGTGATCGACGTGCCATACACTTTGAACGTGAAGCTGCCGGAGTTGGTAAGCAGCATCAATCCCCTTTTCTGGGTGCCGATCACCCAATCCTTGTTGGCCGACATAGTATAGCTCTGTAAGCCGTTCCATGTGGTACCGTCTGACGCGGGGAAGTTTATATTGCCCCCACCCGCAGAGGCATCAGGAAAAACCGGGGCAAGCAGCTGGACGATCTCCTTGGCCGTTTCACTACCTGTAGTGGCCACGCCATCTATTTCCAGTACAGCGCCCGGCAGAAAAGCCGGCAACGCAAGGTGACTGCCTTGCCAGAGCTGTATCCTGCCGTCCGTTATTCCGATATGGCTGACATTCCTGATCGAATCGAAGGATCCGGAAACAGCGGCACCATTGGTGTCATAATACTGGCTCTCGACGCCGTTATCAGTAGTGGTAAATTTGTAGCCTGCTCTCATGCAAACAAAGCTATTTTGAGCAGTAACCGGGCCCGGCAGAAGATAGCGACAGGTGTCGCCGCTACCTGTCGTACCGGAAGCCCAGGCCGGTCAATGTGTTGAATAGCTCCGTGTTGACGATGGCATCTACCTCTTTCTGCAGGCGCCCGATCATTTTGATGGCCTCATCCGGTACCTGGCTCTCCTGCAGGCCTGCCATGATATACCCATCGCCATCGGCCAGCGTATAGACGTCCAGCGTATCACCATTGGTGAACGTGTGAACACCATCGGTAAATGCCAGGGTCGTCCCGGGAACATCCTTGCTGAATACCGAAGTGAATCCACTGTAAAAGGTGTCCGTGCCGTTTTGCACGAAATACGACACGGCAAGATCCTGCAGCAGGTGCTCCACTACCGAATCGGCGGTAGCGGTAATATTGATGGTCAGGTGACCAAGAACAGAGGCCCTGGCGCCTACTACCGAATGGGTATTTATCGTTCCCGAATCCGTGGTGACTGTACCTGTGTTCGTAATTATTGCAACAGTGATCACCTCACCGTTGTATAGCATCGAAAGCGTGTAGTTCTCGTTCATTTCTTAATTATTGACCTTCCAGTTGAGGGGAGGAACATTATTGGTGGTGAGCAAGCTCTTGTAACTGTTACCAAAGGAATTGAGGGTAGCGGCCGGCGATTGATTGACAATGCTGAACGTACCACCGGTCAGATATGGACCGAAGCCGTTATTAGTAGCGTTTCGCCATACGTCATACATGAAGTTGCTGACCACCGTCGAATTCAGCTGGTTGCCGCTGAAGTCGATTACCGAAAGGTTGGGTATGTAGTGAGAATTGAACCCGTTGGCAGCAGACAAGCCGCAATTCAGAAGCTTGAGACTGGTCAGCGTGCTTTGCGCACCGGCCACCTGGGAGAAGTCGAATGTATTGCTCAGGGCCCAGGTAAAGGTATCCATGGTGAACTTCTTCATTCCGGACGGCAACGATCCGGTGAATATGCCCATGTTTCCCTGGGCGACCATCGAGAATTCTGTGACCGATCCCCAGATCTTGATATTATAGGTGGCAATGGCGTTGGGGAACGTCTTTGTAAGCACGATCGGGAGGGTTGAATAACCCACACGATCGTAGGTGCCATCGCCCCACTCCACAATACACGTTGCGCCGGTAAGCGTAATGACCCGGACATTGTTCGGAGCGCCTGAGCACTGGAACTGAAACCCGAAATAGGTCGTGTAGATCGTCGAAGATGCGGACGCATAGTTCTCGCCGGCGCCGTTCTGATATGCCACTACTCCGCCGGCATTACTGAAGCTGCCGAAGAGCTCCTGGGCACTGGTTCCGGAATTCAGGTTACTAATCAGCGTAGTTTCTTCACCGCTGTTGTGCACGACCGTGGCAACAATTCCCGAGGCCACCGAAGGCACCAGCGATATGCTGGGTGAGCTGATGCCAATCATCAGGCTATACAGCGCATAAGGCGTGGCCAGCGGGGATGTATACAGGTCCAGGGTATCATCACCATAGGTGAATCCTTCCGTATTGTCTGCTTCCTGGATGTTCAGTGTCGCGCCGAACAGCGCGGCGCCATCACCGCCCTGCTTGCTCCAGTCTGCGCTATCCGCCCGGCGATACTGCTTTCTGTCGAGAAAGACTGTATCCAGGTCGAAAATGCGCGTGAGCCTGTCCAGCTCTTCATCCGAGATGCCCTCCTCCGTGTTGCCGATGCAGAGTGGATAGTTTCGGTAAGACTTCGCCCACAACTGATCGATGTTCTCTTCCTGGTCCTGGTAGACCGTACGTACCGTCTTCGGTATGAGCGCCCCGATATACCCGGGCACGCGCTTCATATACCGGCAGGGCAGCTGCTCGAACCAGGAGCCCTGCTCATTAGTTGTATTCGTATACTCGATGGCGATCGTACCCTCATGCGTATCCTGGAGCAGGAAGGGATGGCTTACAAACCTGTCCGTGTGCGTCACGTCATAGTTGACCGTAAGCAGCAGCATATAGATGCCATTGGTGGCTATAGCAGAAAAGTCCGAAAGGCGGTATAGGTAGGAGAGGAACTGGGATCCGTCAGCTGTAGTATTACCGATGATGGCAGCGCTGGCGCTCTGAGTGATGGTGAGTACCGGATTCCAGTCGCGGTCTATTACCTGCAGTACATGTGAGGTATTGGTCGTCGCATCGAACATGAAGCGAAAGCGATCGCCGCGTTCCACTTTGCGGAAGTAGACAGCATCGGATGGCTGCCATGGCAGCAGGAGCTCTTGCTGCCAGTCCGTATCGAGATGGCCGCGGTGATAGCTGGCCGGCCGGTTCGTATCCACCCTTCTCATGCCGAAGGGCTCATGTTGCGGGAATTTTGTCTTACGTGCTGCCATTAGTGAATCAACTTTGAAAGGTCAGTGGTAGGGGATGCCAGCAGTTTCCAGGTATAGACTGCATTGTCAGCCGGCCGGATGCCGACTTCCAATATGAACCCGGTGTAAGTATGGCCATTATATGAGAATTGAATCTTGCCGTACGGATTGGCCTCGATAAGAGTTGATATATTTGTTGGAACGGCGGTCTCAAATTGAAAGATTATTGGCAGAAACAGTGGCGCGTCCAAAACTGATACAGGTATGCTGGCTTTCTCTATCACAAGGCCTGTTGCATCTATTTTTGATTGCATCTGCGCATTCTGATCAGCTGTCTGAAAGCTCAGTATAGTATTGTCTAAGAGATGCAGCGCCGTGTGAATCAACGGCGCGTTGCGCAGTAGATTCCTTTTGGGCGTTAATGAAAGATTATAAGCAGTTGCGCCGGCCAGCATACCAGTCATGCTGTTACCTAAGCTATTTTGTTGGCGAGCTAGTAGATATTCTCCGTTGCTGTTGATTATACCACTTACCTCCGCAATAAAAGTGTCGTTGTCGTTATTGGAGTCTGTAGTTTTCTTGCCGCCGAGATTTGCACGAACATATTCATGGGTCACTATCGAAGCCACATACGGACTGATGGCATCCCGCTCCTTTTTTACCCGGATGCCGGCACTTGCATATTGATGAGTGAGAAAAGGGTCATCTTTCCCATTGAGCTTTTCGTTTTCCCTATACTTATATCCGATTTTGAGTGTGTTCCAGATATATTCTAAGGCAACACTTAACTGTAGATTGTTGATGACATTGACATCAGCAATAATTAGACTATCGCGATAGAAATAATCAAGGCGCTCCATCCTCATAGTATTTCCTTCCACACCAATACCTGTCATATCGCGGCTGAGCGAGTCCTGCTGCAGTTCCTCCAACGTGGTTTTTATGCTGGCCGGCACAGTGCCAGGCACCCCACTGCCATCGCCAAGACCTCTAACCGCATCACCACATGTCATCAGCGTGTTCCAAGGCACATTACCACATGCGTTATTATTTGGATTGCTCAGATAATTCGAAGCGGCCGCATAGGCCCCATTACCCATTAAGGCGACCAATTTTTGAAACACTTGGTACTGCCGCAGCCATCTTGTGGTGGTCGCTGGCCTTCTGTACTCTGTATAGATATCTATCGTGCCCTCATTGCCGTATATTCTGTAGCGGGAGTTTATTTCACTATAAACATTACCGACTATTGGATTATCTATCATCAGCAAGAATATTCCCACCGTATCGCCGGCGTTCAGTGTGGCGGTAAAAGAGCTATTAGAAGGAGTAACCACATAGGTGGCGCTGCCACCAGGCGATAAAGCAGAATTAGCCACATAAGCAAATGAATTGACTATGGTCCCGCCCGGAACACCGGTCCTTACGCCGACTGCGAATGTCCTGGCGTTACTGGCCGTGGATGGCCAGAACACCCATACGGTAAAACTGAACGTGATGGTAATCGTTTCCGCATATTTTGACTTGTAAATAGCTCCATTCGCCAATGCAATAGTGGCAGGGAACGGCTGATACATAGTATTCGTAATGGTCGGCTCGTTTACTCCTTCTATGCCCGCATTGACTATAATAGGCGTATTACTGATCGTGATAGGACTGGAGACGCCCTGCTCCGCCAATAGATAATGCGCCGTACCGCGAAGTGTGATGCCATCCATAAGCACTTTTAGGCAGTCATTATCTAACAGTGGTATTTCAAAGGCCGTGCTTTCCTTTGCTTTAATCAATGCAGCTAATCCGGAATCAAGTATCGACGCTTGGAAAGTATTCAGTGTATCCAGCGATTGCGAAAAATCAATATCCCCGTTATAGTAGGGGTCATATTGTTGCGTAGTAGCATTGAGCTTCTCTATAACCAATTGGCATTTGCCCTCAATGCCCTCCGTATAGTAAACATGTCGAAGGATAGTTGCTGCGTCACGAGCGAAAGTCATCGGCACGACGAAAGAGCGGAAAATGCCATGATATTTCTCATGCCTTTTCCACCGCAAATCAGTCTCCTTCCATTCCAACGGGTCCTGCCGGAGTTGCACAAATGTTGCGGACGTATGCACACCGCTTGCGTCAGCATAGTACCATGTAGACGCATCCTTCTTGAAAGAATATCGGAATTTTTTTCGCTGGATGTCCATTTATTACTTTCGTACTTATGAAATGGCTTATTATTCTATCCCTATCCTTGTTTGTTGTTAGCTGCCAGAAGAAACAATGCTGGAAATGTCATATTGTTCAGTGGACGACAGAACCACACAATCCAGACTCAATCGCCGCATTTTACATTCCAGTTCCAATTTGTGATAAGACGAAAAAGGATATAGATGCCTATGCGTCAAATGCGATGAGCAGCCATATTTTTTACTATTACCAGAATGACGGAACACGAGTTGGTATTGACGGGGATTTTAAGAGCATTGACTGTAATTAGGTACTGAATGAGTTAATGTATTCGGTGATAGAATTAGCTTGTCGAGTCAATCGCTGCATACCCATTCCTGTCACATTTAGCTGCGCTACCGGCTGCCTTTCAATAGCCTGCTTTACACCTTTCATCTCGTCGCGCAATTCGCTTAAATCAATCTGCTGACTTGTCTGTTGTGGAATAAGCATTGGAAAGCCGATAGTATACATGCGGGATAGATGCATCAATTCCTTATTGCTAATCACTTCAGCGCCTTTTGTAAGATTGTAGATGCCCTCCATCTTACCTATCCAGGGCTTCTTGCCCGGCTCCATAACGAGCTCAGGCCGGTTGCCCTCAAACAACAACGCAGGGCCACCACCGTGCGGCTTGCCCTTGGTGCCCTCCTCATATTGAGGAAGAGGAGCTGCGATTGCCGCAGCCAACTGCGCCGCGCCAACTGCGCCAGCAGCAATCGACCGCGCCACTTTAGTATAAGGATCACCTTCCGTCCAAGCCTTGATTACCGCTAAAGCTGTGGTCGCAATAATCTGCGCAATATTCAGCGCTTTCTCATATTGAGCCTGCCTGCGTTGGCGAGCCGCCTTGTCTGCCTCAAGCTCTTTCGTTTTGGCCTCCGAAATGGCTTTAGCCTCAGCAATTTTCTTTTGCTTTTCCTCCTCCGACAATGTGCTTGCTTCGATACTCGCAATCTCCGCATCGCGCTTTTTGTTGACGGCTTCGATTTCTGCGTCAATCTCGTTAATGCGACGCTGAGTGATTGCACTATTTACATCGGCCAGACTGTGAGCAAATGAAAGGCTTTGATTGGTGAAGAATTCTGCCTGCTCTATTTTCTTTTGAATGAGCCGGTGATGCTGCTCACCATCCTCAAAATTGTTATTTGCAGTCGCAGCAGCCATGTCCGACAGATTTTTCTTCACCTGATCAGCGTACTTCTTCGTTATGTCTACGCGGAATTTGCCATTCTCATCAACAAGCTGATTTTGAATAAGCTCAAACTTATCTGTGAGATTGACTTGCTCTTGCATCAATGCCTGCTTTTCCAACAACAGATCTTTCTCCTCCTTCGTTTGCTTCTTAGGATTTTTAGCTTCTATTTCTGCAATTTTGTCCAGCTTTTGCTCTGTGATATCGTATTCGGCGGATAGCTCATATCCAGTTGCTTCCAACCGAGCTTGCGTATATCTGTCGTAAGCCGCGAGGCGTTCCTCCAAACTCTTCTTGTCATCGCTGGCGATAGCCTTAGCCTTCTCTGCTTCTATATCCGCCCTGAGTTTCAGTTGCTCGTACAGATTCTTTGTTAGGTCGGCCTCGGCCTTCAATTGCTCATTGGTGAAGTCTGTAGGAGTCTTCGGCTTCCTATTACGCTCCCTGTCTTCTTTGGCCCGTTCCTCTTCGGTCATCTTGGCACGACGATGTTGCTCTGCTTGAGCTGCTTCATAGCGTTTCTTCTCTTCCTGATTCAACCAATATGCTGAAGCGCGCGCATTTTGATCTGCGCTAATCTGCACTTTGGTGATCTCAATTAGCCGATTCTTCTCAGCAATGGTAGCCTTGAGCTGTTCGACTTTTCTATCATTTACATAGACAAAATCTTTGTCGTTCTGATTCAGAATAGAATCAAGCTCCAGCTGCGCCTTCTCACGTTCCTGGACGGCCTTAGTAATGATATCGGCCTTAGCCTGAGCCTCAGCTTTGGCAATGATGCTGTTGGCCACGGTATCATAAGCTTTACTGATATCGCCGTTCAGAATGATTTCACGATTCATATTGGCGAATACCTCCGGGTACTTCTTCTGCAGCTCATCTACTGCCTTGCTGCGCTCATTATAAGATGTGCTCGCATCCTTGGCCGCTGTCACCAATTGGGAAAGCTCGCCGACCTCTTTGCCAATTGTCTCTGAAATTTTATTAATACTTTTCTCGAAGTCTGTAAGCTCAGCATTCGCCTGCTTTGTTTCCTTCCCGGCGGCATTGAGATATTGCACCAAAAACAAAAGGCCAGTAAATGCCAGTGTCATTATGTTACCAGCACTAAACAATGATGATGCGAAAATCTTTATTGCTGCTGAAGTGCTTCCAGTTGCAAGCTTCACTCTATCAAATTCATCCTTCAGAATTGATAGATTATTAGAAATAGCCATCAGGCCCGTCTGAAAGCTATTGGCAAAAGATGGTGCTTCACGCAATACTTGAGTTAAAGCAAATACGGCGCTTTGATAATTGCCGACGTTCCGTTGTGATTGGCCTACGGCCTGTTCAATGGATAGCAGGCCTTTGGAGAGCTTAAATGCGCTAGCATTTGCCACCTCCATCTGTTGAGAGAGTTGTGCCAGTTGTAGCTTCTTAGCAGCTATCTGTCCGTCTGTATTATTTCCGGGAGCAAGGCCGGAGCCTTTAGCTTGCGCAGCTTGCAGATTTTCCAATTCGCGCTCTAAAAGAACATATTGTGAGGCAAGTTCCTTCGCTTCAGCAGCGGCTGCATTGTATTCGTTGCGTAATCTGCCATAGGCCGATTGTTGCTGATTGAGTTTAGCCAGTTCTTTATCCGTTAACGACTCCAATCGCTCCTTTTCCTTATTCAGAGCGGCAGTATATCGTTGTTCTAGTAAACGCTGCTTCGAATTTTCTGTAGAAGCCTTCGCCTCATTCAATGTAGCCTTAGATGCTTCCGTAGAAGCCTTCGCATTCTCGGTGGCTGTTTTTGCAGCTTGAGTACGTATTTTCTCGGCTTCCTGAAGCGCCTTATTTGTTTGACTAATGGTCTTCGCCTCCTCAGTATTCAGCCGGATGAGCTTCTCCGAAGTTGTCAATACTTCTTTTGTCGAGCCATTATACCTGGTCTTCAGCCCGGCCGCTACATTGAGAATGTCATTAAGAGTATTATAGGAGCTAACAAGGTTGCCGTTAGCGTCCACCAGGGCCCGCTGCTGCACCGTAACCTCTCTGATGCTGGTAGCCTGCCGCATAATGCCTTCCGAATTCCTGCCTGCATTGTTCGCTGCAATAATCAGGTCAACGACCTCCTGCAGTTTAGGAATGGCATCATCGAATTGCTGAAAGAAGCTTTCCGCCGCCCATTTACTTACCAGTTCTTCTGCCATGGCTGTTGACCTTTTCTATGTGAGCAATCTGTTTCTGTAGACGCCTTATATAACCGCAGTATTTCTCAACAGTCGTTCTGTCCTCATCAATGGCTATCTTAAGCATCTCCTCCACCGCAACTATTTCATCTGTGAAGTGCTCACTCTCCTCTTTACGCTGATCTTCTACTGGCACCCCTTTCTTAGGCTTATCGCGGTCGGCCAGCATTTGCTCGAGCCTGAGCTTGTCGGACTTCAGCTTTGCAGCTACAGCATCCACGGCCTTTATATAGTCCGCATCGTCAGCACTCTTCATGCGGGCAGCCTCCAACCGGTAGCCCTCGGCGCCGATCGCCGCTATCAGCTCATCGCTGACAACGCGCCTGGCGGCTTGAACCAATACGGAAACGCGGTCTATCTTGGAAGAGAGGACAGCAATTGCCTTGCAACGCTGGATGAGCGCAAGTATCTGCACCCCTCCACGGAGATTGCAGTAGTCAGAGTAGATGGTCAGCCATGCATCGTCGAGAGAGCACTGATCGGGCTCACCTTCGATAATGAGCGCCTTCAGATCACCCTCCAATAAGCAAGTCTTAAAACGAGAGAGCGGCAGTGTACTACACGACCGATAGATATTCCACCCGGGTAGCTCCGTCCGGGGCGGTGGCGGCGTAGGAAAAACAATCATTTTCCCCTTCCTCATCCTTAGGCATGAAAACAACCACCTCTTTGAGGTTTTGCGCTTTGGCCCAGGCGTATGCACGTTGTTTGGTGGCACTTAACTTGAATTGCAGTCGCTCATTCTTTAGCTGGCAAGGAATACACGACATATTGTCTAATTGAGCCTGCCGCTGAATCGAACAGCGGCAAGTACCGTACAGGCTTATTGTGCCGGGGTGAAGTCTATATAGTAGGTTTCACCTGGTTGAATCTTATCCTTCAATTCAGGGTTGGTGATGTGAAGCCTGATTTCACCAGAAGGCGTGTAACGCGCAAAAGTGTTATCCTCATTTGCTCCATTCTCGCCATATTTAGTGTCCATGACCGGAGCCATAGAAACTTTTTGCATGCCGCCCTCGTAGTTAGCGACCTCTTGCACCTTAAATTTGGCGCGCATTGTTGTACTCATAGCCAATACCTGTTTACCTATACACAGGGAGGTTTTAGGCACGGGAGTTGGAATCGAACCAACGTAGGTCAGGCTTATGAGACCTGCCAGCGAACCAACACGCTTCCCGCTACAACTATCATTGCACACCCGTCCTTTTCCGAATCTCGTTTACTACCTGCGGCATGAGGTAGTGGCTATAAGTGCTCCGGCTCTCGTCCGTAAATCCGAATATGCCTTCCCCGTCGCGCTTTATCATGAACGCAGCGTGGTCAGACGTGGAATCAAAGACGGCTGTGACGCCCCTGATTTCCACGTACAACTCACGCTGAAGCTCACCGGTCAGGTAAGCATCCGGATGACCATAGCCTGGCAGCGGGTTCATCTCGTACTTCTTCTGAGCGTAGTACTTATTCTTGTACGGCGCCAGTCTGCCTCCGTCTGCCGTTACTCCCTGCTTGAACAGCTGATCCCTGTTCAGATTTGCTGGCGTTGTCAGATCCTTCTCTGCTGTCTCCGCCATCAGTTCCGGCAATTGCACCGCCTTGAACTTGCGAAGCATCTCCGCCGCTGTTACCATGGTTGTCCGTTTGAGTGTTATTGACTTTCTCTACCATCAGCTGATGGACGCGGGCCAGATTAGCGTCGCGCAGGCTGGCATCCTTCTCCGGCCAGACATGCTGATGCGCAGCAATGAAGTCTCCGATGGATACCCTGGAGGCGTAATCCGCGTTGAACTGCACATCGTCATAGGTCAACGTGTGTTTCGGTGTCTTATCTACATTTTTCATAGTAGTTTTTGATCTTTTATTAAGAAATGAAAAGAGGAAATATCCGGGACCTTACGGGGTCGGCAGATATTATTTTTTATCCGAGCGTCACTAGCTGCTCCGTTGCTTCGAATCCTACCACGGGTGTTGACAGAGCCTCGGCAACCGATGGCGCCACCCAGCTCACGCCAACCTGCTTTCCGGATCCGGGATTGTCCGGATCCGTACCCGTGGCCGCAATCGTAATAGCCCAACCAGTCGCGTCCGCCGCGATGGCGGATACTGTGATGGCATTGCCATAGTGGCTATTGCCGATATCACGATTCTTCACGCTGATCAGGCCGACCTGGGCGATAGCTGTACTGAAGTCGTCCAACAGGTCCTTTCCCCATGAAGTGATCGCCTTCATGTGGATAACAGTCGCAGATGACGAGGTCAGGATGAGCTGTACACTCATCAGGCCCACCATCAGGTCGAGCGGATTGTTTTCCAGGATCATCACTGCCCAATTCTTCTCGATCTCGTTATTGTCCTGGAACCCGATGCCTACTGTGAACTGTTGCCCCTTCGTATAGTCGTTACCCATTAGGCGGCCTACATTGATTTGCGACGGCCGGCGCCCGCCCATAACGTTGTTGTTGCTGGTGTCCGACTTGTTCGTACCCCATACAGCGTACGTACCATCACCCTGCTTCGTTACCTCCAGCAAATCAAACGACAGATGCTTGCCGTCGATCGTGCTCTTGAGCGCCTTGTGATAGTACGCTCCAGCGACCATCAGGTACTCGTAGCCATACACGCTGTCGAATGTGCGGCGCTTGACCCCGTTTGGCAGCGTTTCGATTTTTGGTGCCTCACCAGTATCGGTAATGCCCACGTATTCAAGTATGCCGAACATTCTGCTGGCATAAGAATCATTGACGGAGCCGGCCGCGAGCGCCGCCTCAAATGCGGACTCGCTGGCCGTATCCGCCAGCGAGAATTTGAAGCCCCGGGGTATTGCGATATTGCCAATCACGGGGCCTTTCTCGATGTCGCAGTCTCCGACACCGAGGTTGCCTCCACCTGCGTTGCCGCAGCGGAGAAGATTCAGTTTGTTCGCACTCATTGTATGAATGTTGTTTAGAAGTTTTTGAATGGAGCAGGACTAGCCGCGCATGCGCGCTTCCTGCCTGGTACTAATTCCACATTGCGGATTTCTATGCAATCCAGGTAGTCTGTAGCGACGCCGGTATAATTGCCATACAGCCCCTCCTTCCCCCAAAACGGCCGGTCAATCTTTTGATGCGCCGGCACAGCTGAATGGAAGAAATAGGCTGATTTCGCCAGCTGCCGGCATAGCTCCTCGTAGATAGGCGTCAGTATCGTATTGAACGCAGTCGCATACCGCTGCTCTACGGTGCGATCTTTGATGGTCCTGGTAGCAATGATGACCTGGGATTTGGCCTTTCTCAGAGCGCCTACAGTCCGAGGCTGCTCTTCCGGAAAGTCCATGAACAGTGCAACCAGGGGGTACTTTTCTCTCTGCTGCGCCTGCGATGTTTCCATCTGGGCGAGCTTGTTGATAATGGTCAACGGATGCCCGTACTCATAGTGCAGACCGCTGATAGTGTTATCAACGCCCTGGAGGTAAGACAGGATCTCTTCTTCCGTGGCTTGTACCACATGGCCAAATGCCTCAACTATGGCAGTTTCGATGCTCATATATTGTCGGCGTTTTGGTATTCGAAGAGGTCCCGATCCAGCTCACATCGGTCGAACTCCGGATAGTCGTCATTCTTGTAGAGCAGCCGGAACAGGATCTCATTTACGGAGACCATGTGATTCCAGGCTGCAACCATATCCAGGATAGGGCTGATAATGGTGGCGTTCTCCGACTTGGCCACCGCTTCGCCTGATTGTGTGGTCTGACTGATATTCTTGTTCCGGTAGTGCCAATAGACGTAGTCAGCGATTGGTGAGAGCTTGGTTGTAGCGTCCCGGAAGCCGGGCCAGATATAGGTACGTCCGTTGCTGGCAGCCGTGAATGAAGACACGCCGTCACGCAGCGCCGTCCATCTTGCCTCCGGAGATCCCGCGGCAATACCAGCGGCATACGCGACATACAACGACGGCCCGAGCACCTTGCCCAGGTACTCGGGCTCATAACGGACTATGGCAGCCGTTACGGGTATACTCACCGAGCTGTCGGTAATGCCTGCGAGTATCAGCCCGCCATCAAAGTATGTTGTGTCAATCAGGTTCGCCATGGCTTGCTTTACTGCCTGTACAGCACGTTGATCTTGTAGTTGGCGACCTGGGAGCTCCCGGTGGTTATCACAACCTTATAGTGGGTGTAGTTCGCGGCGCTGTATGCCAGCGACGTCGTTGCTGTCGCATCAGTGATCGTGTAGGAGTTGATCACGGCATAGTCGCCGGCAGCCGGCGTTACGCCTTTGGCTACGGCGGCGCCAGACAGCACTATCGTGCCGGAAAGCGTTCCAGAGGTCTTTGTGATACGATAGATGAACGTAATGGCCGACTTGTTTTCCGTTATCGGCACTACGATCTGCGGAGTGCCGACGTTGGTAATGGTGGAGTCGAACACTTTACCGGCGTAGCTCCCGATACCCGAGGGGATCGTAGGCTGCTGCGCTTGGGCTCCCAATGTCAGGAGGCAGGCAGCGATGAGAAAGAGTTGCTTCATTTAGTTGTTGATTTGAAGATGTTTGGAAGTGCTTACGAACGCCCCTTATGCGTCGACGGTGATGTCCTTCTGATCGATCACTGGCCGCTGATAGGGTTTGCCCGTATCGGCTATCAGTCCCTTTTTCAAAAGGATCTCAGCCATCGTGGGGTGAACGACTTTGGTTTGGCCCACCTTCACGTGGGCTCCGTCCTTGATGATCTCCACCTGCACCAGGTCGCTATGCTGGTTACCCTTATAGCCGGCTTGCGACTTGACGATGTCAGAACGCATAGTTTTTGGGGCCGCTGGTTCTTCCCCCTTGTTCGTTGTATTGTTTGCCATTGAGTTGAAGATTTGTTGGTTAAAAGCTGAGTTGCTGTTGTCGACCGGCTTATACGGTAGCGATCGCTTCCATTACAGTGTCGAAATCGCTTTTGATAAACGCAGTCTCGTTGTTCTTGTAGTGATAGATATGAAGCCTGGACTCACCAATGAACGTGTACTGGTTCGTTTCAAAGTCAGACGTGATATTGGCGGCGGTAGAGCTGCCATTGATACCCTGGCCAAGGCGCAGGTTGAACGGCTTATAGACACGACGCTTTACTTTACGCCAATCTCCGACGATGAATTCGCCGGCTGCGACGTTGTCTTCATCCGTTGTTTCGAGGACGGTAACGCCGGAGATTATTGTGCCGTCCTTCGCCACCCACGCCGGCATTACATAGTTCTTCATGTCGTCCTTGGTTGCTCCCATGGCATAAGCATCAGCACTATTCAGCACGACGACGTTCGGAATGAAACGTCCTTTGCTGGCGATTTTTACCGCATAGATCGCTGCGCGAACAGCATCCCAACGTGACGGGGCATCCGTCGTCGCAGCAAGGCCACCAGCGACGAACGCAGGCGCAAAGGCCGCTACGTGCGCGAATACCGCGGCCTGTTCGGCGATGTCGTGGGAGTAGCGCAGCTCGTTGTTGGCCTGGGCCTGCAGCCCGGGTACATCGTCCAGCGCTTCTTCTGTGACCTTTGCCCGGCCGGCGATTTTGAACGCCGTCGAGAAGCGACGCTCGTTGGCCCAGGAGAGCAGCGGCTTCAGTGCGCCTTCCGCAGTAATGGCCATAGTACCCTGAGTCGGTGTCTTGTCCATGTATGGAAAAGCCGCCAGGTCGGTGCTTCCGTTGTCGAGGAACTGCGTGATGTATGGAGCGATACGCACATCCGGCTCGGCCATGGCTTCAGCACCGTACAGATAGTTGGCGGGTACCGTGACACCGCCGGCATTGGCGTTGACATTGCCGCTGGTCATAGTAGCGGCAGTCTTATCCGTCTTATCGTTCGAGTCGAAAGTCTTATCGACGCTTACGAAGAACTGGCTGCCGCCGCCCTGCGCCTTGATCTTCTTTACCTCATCCACGAGGGCCTTTATGGCCTTTGCCTGGGCTTCCAATGGGTTGCGGGCTGCTGCCTGAACCGCTGTCTTTTCCAGGTTGGTCATTTTGGTCGCATACTCGCGCATGAGCTCATCCAGCGTCTTGTCTGCTTCGAACGTGCCGTCTTCTTTCTTGGCACCGGTGCCGGGCATCGTGATGGACTTAGCTGTGAGCGACAGCTTTTCGAGTATGTCATTGATGGCCTTCTTCGCCTCTTCTTCTGTGATGAGGCCCTTCCTGGATTCGTCGAATGCTTTCTGAATGCCGGCGGTCAATTCTGCTTCCAGGCCGTTGATCAGCTTTTCTTCACCTTCATCAAGGATGATGCCTTTGCGCTTCATGCCGGCAGCGATGCCGAGTGCCGGAATGGCGAAGTTTGCAAGCTTCACCGCGTGGCCTCGGCCAAACAGTGAAGCCGTAGTAATGGCCCCTGCCAGGACCAAGGCGCGCGTCCAGCGCGTGATTCTTAGTGTTGTCTTTTTCATGGTTGTTTACCTGATTCTTGCTCCTATCGAGGCGAATCGCCCCTTTTTTGCAGGCTGGGTGGATTGCTCCGGCGCAGCTTCTATTTGTTCAGAGGTGGTATTCTTACCGGCGTCTGAGTTTATTTCTATGGTTGGTGTGGCGCAGTTGCTGCCTAAGAGGACAGCACTGCCTTCAAGGACTTTTGCCTCGGTCACAGCCCAGAACATGCCGAGTTCATCTGCATCGTCCTGGTTAACTATCTGCGGGTAATACTTATCCCAATTCGCTTTCTCCTCCGCCCAATACTTCTCCTCTGAATTAACGCAGGTGAAGAGCCTGACATATTGCATGCCCACCGAATGATTCTTCACATACCCGTTACTGTATTGATCGAACATGAACGGGTTACGCGGCTCCTTGATCGTAGAGTCGAATATGAGCGCCTGGGTGTTCCCGGGATAGTCGAGTCCGAGCGACTTCCAGCTGAGTGACTTGGTATAGCCGGTCACCTCATCCGAAATCACTTTGTCGAACTGCATTTTATGCTCCTGCAGGTGATAAAGCAGCTTGGCTTCAGCCAGGCTCTTCTTCCAGATACCAGGAATGTGAACATCCATATGGTTATCCAGCAAGCCGGTAGTATTGATCACACACTTTGCGTACATGATCCCATTCACTGCCGGTGCCGCTGCTCCGCCCAGCTCCTTGATAATATCACCTTCACGATCAGCCTTGACGGCGGATGCAATGTTGACGCCAAAGACGGCATCCGCATGCTTCGGCGTCGCGCGCTTAGCTTGCAGCACAAGGTCCTTGTTGGCTTTCAGCCAAATAAGTCTTTCAGCCTTGGTCGTGAAGTGAGGAATGATCATTTGAGTACAGTTTGTTTTCCCTTGACGATCTTTCCACGCTCTTTTATCGCGGCTTCGATCTCTTTGTTAGTTGGCTTGGGTTGCGGTTTGGGCTTCTTGTCCATTGCTATTAACATTATTGGTGACGGCGCCCAACTCCTCAGGAGTAAGCTCCCATTTGTATTTCTCGAACTCGGGCCGCGCCACTTCATCTTCTCCGATTGCTTCAAGCCACTGATTGCGCGTGATGATGCCGTTATTCCATGCTGTCTCGAGCCCGGTGTTCATAGCCTGCAGACCCAGTCCACGATCGCGCGCTGACATCTGCACACTTGCCACGCCCGAGTAATCCATGTACGCCTCGCAATTCTGCGAATACATACCAAGGCCGCGGGAGAGCTGCTCGAAGAAGTCCATGCTCTCAGGATCTACGGTCGTATCCTGAAAATCCCGGCGCGCGTTACCGCTGTTATTGTATTTACCCTCATAACCCTCGGCAAGCATGGTGAACGGGAATCCGTACCGGTTGCATATTGCCTTTATGTTGGCGATATTCTCCGGATGCAGGCCCAGCTCATCCGTATTGAAAGTCATTGGCGTATACGCCAGGTTAGCATCGGTAAAAACTATTTTGTGCTGGCCACGCATGATGCCTCCATTGCGTCTGTTCCAGGCGGCCTGAAGCTTGATCTTCTCCGACTCCCTCATGGGAGCCACGCCGGCCGAGTCTTTCGCGCCGTTGGCGACTAAGCCGTTCGCGCCGCGGTCGGTGATCATTTCGCCGCGTGCCTGCAGAGCTGCGATCGTGTTGCTTACTTCTGCGTCCAGTACCGCCGCGCGGGATAGCGGCAGCCAGGTGCTCTCGTCAAAATCGGTGCATACAGAGTCCCTGATGATGATGAGTCTTTTCACATCCAGCTGCTCGCGGACTCCTGCAGCGGTGAAGTAGGCTGCCAGCGGCCGCTCATTGTAGCCGCCATTTCGAAATTCCCAACCTATCAGCCAGTTCGGCAAAACCCTGAGCGAGTACGGTCTATCGTTATATCCATCCGGGTATGAAGGATCAATAACACAATAGCCGAATTGCTGCAGGTAGCTATATGCCTGGATAAAGAACTGGCGCCGTGTCTGAAGCGGATTGGGTTGCTGAAACAGGCGGTCCCATTCCTTGAACTGCCCGCGAACAGGCTTACCGGTGGCGGGATTCCATACCGTGACGGTGCCTTTTACGAAGGCGTAGGCCTTCTGAGATATGATAGCTGGAAGCGGCGAACACAACTTGAACGCCTGTCGTAGCTCGGTGATGGTATTGAGACCGTAGCGGGTCGGACCATGGCTGTTCAGACCTATTAGCAGCTCATCCCACTGGCCTTCTGTGCGATCAGACGGCGGAACGGCGAGCGCCGTCATCCAGCTGTCGTCAGCAGGAAGTCCGAATAATGCCCGCGCCAGATTGCCGAAGTAGCTCATACCCTACTTCAAAAATCCCCCGGTGGCTGGAGTATCTGCGATCGGCTTAGCGACAGGTGTCGCTAAACTCTATAAGTAATAGCCGATGGCCAGCGCGTAATACCTCAGGCAGTCCATGAAGTGGTTCCATTCGTCAACAGGACTATTGAGTAAATTGCCCGTCTTCTTGTCTTCCGCCCAGCGGTACTTGCGATATTCCCGCCATGCATTTACGCTGTCTGAGGTAACAAGAACCTCGTGCTGCTTCACCAGCTGAATGCCGGTATCGATACTGTCCGGTCCTTTCCGCGCCAGGTTCACCGGGTAGCCGGCGACAAGAGCTAGTTTTAGCGATATGAGCGCCTGCTCGTCCATCCGATATTGGTCGAGGCCTGCCTTTTCCCGCATCAGATTCAGCGCTCGTACCTTGGTTCTGATGTAGTCTATATCAAGCGACCAGCCGAGACGTAATTCACCGACGCTCTTCGGCTCAGCGCTGTCAGCCACAATAATGCTGTCGTTGGTCGCACCCGCAAAAAACAGGCAAATGCCCAGATCTACGTTATCCAGGCCTTTCGCGTACAAATGCTCTTTGCCGTAGATCGTGCGGTTATGCCTCCGGAATTCGGCGATACAAGCCGGATCATTGGTATATCCGAAGTCAATCACGTAGGCATTAGACAGATCTGCCGGAAGCTCTTTGCATTCCTTCCAGTTCTTATAGATCTGCCCCTTGAGTACGCCGCGCTGGCCGAGGCCGTATACAATGTACCCTTCCGGATCATTGATACGCATCCATTCGAGCTCCGCAATCTGGCCCTTGGTGAGATGTGGATTATTCTCAAATGTGGTAGTGATGCTCGCGCAGTCGGCGCGTGTCAAGATGTTATCATATACCCAGGACTCCGGATAGGACGGGTTGTAGTCAATAATGATCTTGGCAGTAGTCCGCCATAGCAATTGCTTGACGATCTTCCATTCGAGTTCGGGGCCTTCATTCAAATAAAGCACATCACGCTTTCGGCCGCGAACCTTCTCGTCATCATCACTGCTGAAGTAGTCAACAAGATTGCCGTTGTGCCGGTACTCCTTGTCGGTGAGATTGTGATTATTGATCGTGTACAGTCCAGCTTCCTTACCGATCTCTTCGAAGTCCTCCAGCACGGTGGCCTTGAGCGCCGGCAGCGTATCGCGTACAATGGAGTATTTCACTCCTGAATACCGGTCCATCTGAGACCACATCCATTGCACTACCGCGAACGTCTTGCCCGACCTGGTACCGCCAGGCAGACAGAGTATGCGATAGTTGACTATCTCATTGCGTAGAAAAGTGAGATTGGGATTGTGGACGAGTCCGGGCTTAACATATTTAGCCGTGAGATCATTCATCACCTGCGGCTCCTTCCTCCGCTACCCCATCCTCGCCCTGAGCATACTTCATCCAGTCCGGCTTGTCGGGTGGGACAACTTCGTGTTGATGCCGGTCGGTAAGACCTAGCAGCCGGCTGATGATGTTGGCATTAAAAGCTCCGACAGACGCCCCTTCAACCTGCTGAGTACGTATAACTTCCTCTATAGCAGAGATGACAGATAAAAAATCTTTACGTTTTCCAGCCTCAGTACCTTTGAATGTGCGCCAATATGCTTCCGATGCTCCACAGTATACCATGAATCCGGATAGCGTGTAAGGTCGTTGTGTCGGCACGTTCATGGTCTTGCCGGCCATGTCGCCGCTCTTGATTGCTTCCTTCTTCTTCCATGGGTGTTTATCGCACCAGTCGAAGTATTCCTGGGCAGCTTCCCATAACGCTACTGCATCGGCAAAGAGTGTGTCCCTGCCGTGCTTGCTTCTCAGCTTCCAGAATTGGTTTCCCTTCGGCGCTCCCATATTATTATAACGAAGGTGTGACGACTAATGAGACCGTATTTACTGAATTAGCGACAGATGTCACAGATGGAGGGTCGCTAGTCATGGGGTGACTATACGAATATCTCCCTCCCAATCCCAGATGCCCAATTTCCCTTTGGCGGGAACAGGCTGTTCGAACATGACAGGATCCTCGAGCATCCAGCCGTAGCGGCCGGGTGAATAGTCGCCGAATGCCTTCTCGTGGGCTGTAATTTCGATCCATTCACCGCGCTTTTCTTCAACACCCTTTTGGGGCACGAAAAAGCATTCGATCGGATGCACAGCAGTCAGGTTGACTATGCCGATGATAGCCCCGAAGGGCAGCCTCCGGAAATCTGTAGAATGCTCAACGGGCTCGGTGCTACCGACAATGAAACCGGAGCCATATTGAGGCATAAATTGCTTGAACGGCTCAGAATCCGCGATGCGTGCGTTCCTACCGGGCCAGCTGGCACTAGCATGGATCAGTAGTGGCCCGCGATACTTTGTGTTCCAGGATCTGGTCTCTACGATCTTATGCCCCATCACCACGAGCGACGCCCATGGTTGGAGTAGTGAAAGGACTTTATGTTTCATTAGATTTGAAGAATGGAAAAGATGATTATCAATTACAAGGTTGTGTGTGGCAGCGATTTGCCAGAATTGAACGAGAAAGTCGCGAAGATGCTGTCAGAGGGGTGGCAATTGTATATGGGTCCCGCCATATCACAGTGCTTGGGTCATGACCAATCAGTCGATTTTACTATTGTACAAGCCCTCGTCATGTATGACCGATAAAAGCTGTCACACCTCGTACTTCTGAAATATCTTCTCCTGCGTTGATAGCTGTGCAGGATCTCGTTTGGGCGGCTGCGGTGCAGGCTGCGCATGCTGGGCTTTCTGTCGGGGCTTGCGGGGCGCCGGGGCCATCTTCAGGCCGCATTTAAAGCACGTGTGCTTAACGAGGTCGACAGAGCAGCCGATGCGTTCGGCCAGCTGATCTGCTGTATACTCCTGCGAATTGTTCCGCAGAAAGATCAGATCATCGATCGATATCTTTCGTGGTCTCGGCATTGTCGTACTACTTATTTGTTTTAGAATATCAGCGAGGTGTACCTGAAGCCCTGGAAGCCACGCATGAGAAAGTCGCCGGGCGCTTTTATTACAGGGCCTGTCAGCCTTATCCAGTTTTTGTTCGGGAATTCCGCGACAAAGCCACTACGCTGGAAGGCCATCGACTCATTGCGCAAATAGTCCACGACGGACATGCGCACCTGCACCTTGCCTTTAAATACCAGGTACAAGTAGGGCACTTCAATCTTCGGAATGCCGCTGATGGTCTGGTGCCATAGATAGTCCTCATCCTTGTCAACACGCTCCATCGCGCGCCAGAATGCCAGCTCACCATCATCGAAGTCTTTGAACCAAGCCTCCGGCAGTGTCACTGCAATGCCTTCCGGCATGTCCGTGACCGTTTCTCTTTTGGTGAAGGTTGAATCTTTGAATTCGTATAGCTTCATATTGGCTAGTGCCGTTTATTCCTCGGCTGGATTTGGTGATTCGCTATTGCACCGGCTACACAGATCGTCTTCGATCCAATGGCAGGGATAGCCTGTGGCCTCGATGCACTGCCGGCAGTCCAGGTCAGTGCACCCGCATACACGGCACGCCCTTTCGCCGAGCTTCTGCATGTCTTGCACATTGTGGTAGACGATTCCATCCTTGGTAAACTTGACCGCGTGAAGAATTTCGCCTTTGACTAGTCCATCGGCGCCAATAGTCTCATCATGCACCAACGCAACGGCTACTCCCTTGAGGCCAGTGATAAGATTTCCGGAGCGCGGAAATTCCCAGGTGGCCACGCGGTCGAGCTCCACCATGTTGATGTGCTTGCAGTCAGAAAGCGGCTTGCCTGTGATGCAGCACTTGCCTTCCTTTAGAATTTGTTCTGATTTCATATGGTCTTGATATTTGTTTTTTCAGCTAACGTCCAGAGTTCCTGTGTAACGATTTTGAGTCTGTGAGCGAAGCCAAACCGATTCGTATAGTCAACCTCCTGTTTCGGTTCAGCCTTTTGTTTCAATGGACGGATCTCGAACATGAGTGTCCGGAATAGCGGGTGCTCAAGGATGAGCGGCCCACGCTTCAGATGGCCAGAGAACCAACACGGCGAGCGGACACGGACACCTTGCGGAGTGACGCAACGAATCGTCTTTCTCAAATCGGCGTAGCCTGAGCACACCAGGTAGATATAGTCGGAGGCCTCTTCAATGTAGAAGCGGTCTTTTGGCTTAGCTGCTTTGATGATAAACTGGTTCATTGATTACGGCCTCTGTTTCGATTGATTTAGAATTTCCTGTATTCCCATTTCTTTTCCTTCCTATCCCATCTGACCGCGATGAATGGCCAAGGGAACTTCTCTGCTGCCGTGCGGATCTTCACGAGAGCATCATCTTCCCAGTGTCCTTTGACCTCATAGGCCACCAAGCGCCCGGACTTCTCCATTACCATGAAGTCTATCCGGTAGTAGCAGTTCACTCCCAGGCGCAGGTTCATCGGTTCGAATTCCCACCAGAGCAGCTCGCCGGCCTTTAGCTGCAGATCGAGCAGCTGCGCGAACTGAGCCTCCGTCTTATTCATTTTGGATTCTCTGACTGAGCCGATCGCCGAAACGTTCTCCTCGATTTGTGAATCGATTTTCTCATTTCTTGAAACATTTTGCGTGTTTCTGGCATTTTTTTGCGCAGAAATGGAAATTTTCTGCCCCATATTGGAAACATTCACCATTCCCGGTGGGAGCTTCTTCAGATCGTCGTCCGTCCAGCGCTTACTCATCTGTTCGCTTTACTGGGTATAACCAGGTTGAAGAAATAGTCCCCGGTGTAGCTGCCAACATATTGCCGTTCCATATCCCGCTTCACCCATTCCAGTCCTCCGACAACCTGCTCCTCGTCCAGCTGCTGCACGAACACCTTACCGAGCAGATGCAATTCCAGCCTAAAGGGCGGCATCGGCTCATGGGCCGATCGTTTCGGTGATTTCTTTACGCCGGCGATCTGCGCGATCGTCCGGACCTGCTTTACCGTCAGCCCCAGCCGCTTCGCTATCTCGAACGTGTCACCAGTGGGGTAATGAAGCTTCACATGTTCCTCCTGGGCATGAGTGAACTTCTTGTCCATCAAGCGGCGCATGGAGTGTAGATGCACTTTGGTCATTGCCTACGCTTTTTGGTTTTTTTGGCTACATCCTTTCCCTGCAACCTGCCGCTGTTGTCCGGCTTCACTCCATACCTGGCACGCGCGAAGCGCACCTGCACACCGGTAGTATGCAGTTTGTAAGGCGTCCGGTCGGAAGCGTACCAGGCCAGGTCTTTATCAGGATTGAACATTTTTGGTTTCATCGTTTGGGGGTTGATTAAGGTCAATGCCCTGCTGCTGCGCAAAAACTTTAACCTGCGCATCCCGCCGTGCCCTGAACTCCTCATCCAGCTTCGCCTGCTCCTCGTCCGTCACGCCGACGCCAGCAGGCTTCACAGCTTCAATCAGCTTTTTGAAGTCCACATCCACCACTGGAGAGGCTATGACATTCCCCCCCTCGTCCCGAACCCACTCCGTCACCGCCTGCTCAGATTTGCCCTGGCCAGTGTCCAACCCGAGCCGCTCGAGCTTAGCCTTCTCCTCACCCAGCCGGCCGCGCTCCACCCACAGCTCTTCGGTGTAGGTAGTGAGCCAGCCCATCAGTTGGAACGGCGACAGGTGCCGGAAATCATCCCGCGTGTAGTCGCCCTTCTTGCATTTGGTAAAGAAGTGCTTTATCTCCGCGGCCGTCATCCAGTAATATTCCGTCGCCCAAAGCCGCGCGCATTCGGTGGCCTGTGTCTTTGACCAGCTCACGCCGAAGTACTCCATCAGCTCTAGCAGCATGGATGCGATTACTGCCTCAGCATTTAGCGTCTTACCGGTGCCGGCATTAAGCTGACTTAGTGTCGGCGCCTTTATGCGCACTATTTCTGCAGGCGTCAGGTCAGCCTTGACTGGCAAGGCCTGCATAGTGGTCTTCCAGTTCGTTGGCGAGACTTGCATTAGCTGCTGTGGCCTGTCCTCCCTTTTTTGAATTCGATTGTCCATTGCTCGTGATGATTTTGTCAAACTGCCGGTTGAGATTACTCAGCAGGAAATTGTCCTTAATCCAATCCAAATCGTAGGCATAGGTCAGGAACTTGGTCAGGTAGCTGGTAGCCACCTCCTCGGTCCATGGCTCGCCCCGGTTCTTCTCCACCCGCCGCTGCAGGTTGTCAACGATGGCTTTCAGGTCTTTGGGCGCGGAGCCCTGGAAGCTCGGCTCAACGCCCTTCTTGTCGAGGTGAAACTTGAACCACACATCTACCAGCGCCTTCCAGTGCGGCGTCGTTTCTTCCGGCGCATTTTTTTTCTTGCCCAAACCATTTTTTTTTGGAGCAGAATTTTTAGCGGCGCCCGATGCGTTAGCATCGGAAATACTAGATCCTTCCGGGAGGTTTAGTGAAGTACTGTTTATTTTAACTCGGTAATTTTTACCAAGGTTGTCCTCCTCAGCTTGGCAATTTTTATCAAGCTCCTCGTCACCTTGTACCGAACCTTCGACTGAACCTTTGCCCAAACCTTTACCCGAACCTTGCCCAAAACCTCGGTAATTTTTACCAAGGTTGTCCTCCTCAGCTTGGAAGTAATAAGGACTAAGGTCAGCCATCTGGTACTCGACATTGCCGTCACCATTCCGCTGCCGGAACTGGAGCGCACCTGCGCCGGCCAGCTTATCCCTGAATGACTGAAGCGTCTTGTAAGACTTAATCTTCAGGTCACCCATTATTTTAGTATTCTGTCTCTTGAACTGACCGGCCCAGGTAGTCTTATTCCAGACTTCTAACAAGTAGAAATACAGGGAAATTTCACTGTGCCCTAGCTGATGCAGCTCTGCCACGATCCAGAATCCTTTTATTTGGTGGATGTAATTCATTCAGTAGTGTGCGTTCTTTTCGATTTGAATAACTAGTCCTGGCATCATATCATGTTCCGTTCTGCCGTCCTGCCACTTTGGCCTGCTCATATGCCTCCTGAAGCTCAATGAAGGATTGGTGACTGCCGCCGGCATCCGGATGCCTTACCTTTCGGAGACTCTTGTAGGATTCCTCAATCTGCCACCAAGAAGCATCCTTTGACACCACCAGGACTTCCCACCATGGACGGCCGGCAGTATGTGCCTGCTGCGGGAGCGCCTTGAATCCTGCAAAGGCAGCCTTCATCATTTCACCGGTGCCCCAGCGCTCGATACCTCGGATGGCATCCACGGTCTTGTTGAGCGCCTGTAGATTGTCAGTGACAGAGTTCCAGCGGTCGCAGGCCAGTGCGTATTGTTCACCTTTCCAGGTATAGTACACAGCGACGCCAGGGTCCGACTTCGCAGCCGACTGATCAGCATACATGATATCCTGGCCACCGCGCCGGTAGGTGGCCACATTGGATGATATCACTACCTCGCGAGCCCCGAGCAGCTTCAGCTCGTGCAGCAGCTCGTCACGCGCCCGGCCCATCGTTGTCTTGAATGGCGCAGGTTTCCGCAGATAGGAAGGGGTGCGTTCGCGGCCCAATGGCCATTGAAGCGGAAAAGACTCCGCAGCTTCAGTTTTAGTCATAGTTGTCAGGAATTAGCTTGTCCGTTTTGAAAAGACTGTTCGCAATCCGGTCGATGATCTCCCGCTGCACGTTATCCTCGGTACCGGTAATCGTGTTGGCGGTCTCGCGCTTGGCCTCGATGATCTTGTAGATTTCCTCGTCAATAGTGCCCTTGCCGAGCATGTAGCCGCAGCGCACACTGTTCTTCTGGCTGATTCGGTGGGTCCTGTCCTCGCACTGGTCACAGTCTGCAGGATGCCAGGGCAGCTCCACGAACAGCACTTCGCTCGAGGCTGTCAGCGTGATGCCCACCCCTCCGGCCTTGATGTTGCAGACGATGATTTTATAACGCGGGTTGTTCTGGAACTTATCCACCGAGGCCTGGCGCTCGTCAATCCTGTCCTCGCCGGTGATGCTGAGCGCATCCGGGTAGTGCTTCTTGATAGCTGCAGCAATCTCGCGTTGGTGTACGAAGACAACGATTTTATTACCGCCTTCTATGACCTCATCCACATATTCCACCACGTCGGCCAGCTTGCCGCGCGCGGAAATGTTCTTGCATATCCCGATGCGTACCATCACCTCACCCCGCAGTGACTTCTCAATCTGCTCATCGGTCCGCTCACGGTAGCGCTTCAGGTAGTCGGCCAGGTCTGCCAGGGCATCATTGTACTCCTTACGGTTGGAGATATCGCAGAGCACGATCTGGCGCACCTTATCCGGCAGGTCTGTGAGCACATCCTTTTTCTGGCGCTGGTAGAAGCAGGTAGTGGCCAGCTTGTAATGAAGCTCCCGGTGATAGAGGTTGCCTACATTACAATATCGCTTCATAAAGAAGCCGTATCCTCCCATGGCGCCGAGCTGGCCAATGATGTGCAGCTGCGCAATCAGGTCTACCGGCTTATTGACCACTGGCGTCCCCGTCAGGCCCAGGATATACTCCTTGCCTGCAGCGATGCCCATCATGAACTTGGCCTGCTGGGTGCCGCCATCCTTGCACCGGTGAAGCTCGTCACCTATTACGGATTTAAACAGGTCCTTGCGCTCGTTGAAATTGATATGCGCGACCTTCATCGGCATCTTCTTGCCACGCTTGTCAAACTCTTCCCGGATGCTGGCCACGAAGTACTTCTTGAGGCTCTCATAATTCACGATAAACACCTTGCAAATGCCGGCGTGCCAGAACTGCTGCCAGGTGTTGCGGTTCTTGTCGGAGAGGATAAGCGCCCGCTCGCCGGCGACCGTCATCCACTCCCGCTCCCAGTTCAGCTTCAGCGATGCAGGACATACTACCAGGCATGGCCATGCCTGCGCAGCGACGATGGCGGCAATGGCCTGCGATGTTTTACCAAGGCCGGGCTGGTCTCCCATGATAAGCCGCTTTTTCTGCAACGCATAAGCCACGCCTTGCTGTTGGAAGTGATAGAGCGGCCGCTTCAGTGGTATTTCCACCTCCAGTTCCGGAAGCGGCGGAATGGCGCCCACCACCTCTGCAGGTGACATGGCATCTGTCTCGCTCACGCCGTACTTCTTCAGTAGCCACTGGATAGCGGGCAGCGCCATGCGTGGCAGCGTCCACACCTTGCGCGTGGGAATCCACTTATGGCCGGGTATTGCTTTCAGGTCAGCTACGATGCGCGCATCGTAGCTGAAGCTGATCTCGTATCCGCTATGTGTCTCTGATACCAGCATGGGGTTTTAGGACTCTTTAGTCATGAAGCCGGCCATATCGTCCGGATTGAATGGGTCAAGCTGAATAAGATGTCCCGACACCGCAGCAAGCTTCGCATGCGCTGACTCGGCATTACGGAGGATATCTCTCATATGCTGTCTTGCTTCCGGATTAAAAGGAAGCTTTGGGTTGGACGCACATTCTTTCAGGTCGGAAATCATCTGGTCAAGCGCCATCTGCATCACTGCTATTTCCTGCGGCGTCAATTGATTATTCGGAGTCGGCATCCTGATTTTCGATTGACGCGTTAGAAAATTCAAGTGACAGCTGCGCATCCGGAGCATGCTTGCCATCGAACAGGTAGGCATTCACCTCGCTGATGCATTCCTCGATCGCCAGGCTCAGGTCGTCAATGTTGCCATAAGTGCCGGCCTCGTCTTCCCACTTCTCGAACGGAGAGGTCAGATTGAGCACCTTGCCGGAATCCAGGGCGCGCTGTCCGATCAGGACCACGCCTTCATGGTCACCAGAGCCGCCGATCGAGAAGCCGGTGCTGGAGATCTGCATGCGGCATAGGTCGCCTCCCTCATCGTATTGCTCGCACAGCTCCGCAAGATGCTCGTCCAGCTTGGCGAAAGCGGTGCGCAAGTCCGGATGGATGCGGGCGCTGCACTCCAGGTTTACCTTGTTGGTGTCTTTGCCTACCTCTTCTGTGTAGGTCACGGCCAGGTTATCACCGTTGATGATTTTGGCCTTTTTGATGGTTACGTTACTCATAGTTGATTTTTAGAAGCGCTTTAGGAATAGCACGATATTTTCGTCTCGCATTTTGAAATTGTATGCGCGCTGCAAAGACAGTATCCAGCCTTTCACCTGCGTTTCGGTCTGAAGACTGTTGCCGGCCTGCTGCAGCTTATTCATCATATGGCCATGATCGTAGAGACCGGTGCGCACAATGAAAGCCAATGCGTCAATGAAGCGTGAAGTGCGAGAGAACGGCGTATGCTGGTCGTAGTCTGATAAATAATCCAGTACGAGCTCAGCCTTTCTCATTTCCGAAATGTCAATAACACCATCCTTGTAATTGCGGGATACCTTGCCGTCCTTGCTGCAGAGCGAAAGAAGCGTGGCCACGGGCATAGCGCCATGCCGGCTGACAAACTCCAGAAAGTTTTCATAGTCCTTATAGCCGCCCTGCTCCGCGTAGAAGCGCAGGTAGTCCATCAGAGCCCAATTCTTCTTATTGGAGTTGAGGCTGGCTATATCATTTTGGGTGACATTGTCATCCTGCGCATAAAATATGGTAACGCCAAGCCTCTTTGCCGCCTCGAGGCGATGCTGCCCGTCAATTACCTCCATATTGCCATTGACGATGATCGGGTTCAGGTGCAGAAGGTTTTTACTCCGTATCTCGTTAAGCAAGCGATTTACGTGGCGAGTGTCGACCGGCCTATTGGTCTTCAGGAACTTGAACTGGTTGTAGTCCTTGGTTCCCTGGATGCCCTCCGGAGCCTTACCGGCCTCAGGTACCGGCCGTTCCCCTTTGTCTATTTTGAAATCGATCATGGGTGATTTTTGTTTAGGTTGTTTCTTCGGCTTTTGCACGCGCTTAGATGTCGGGGCGGCAGTTGGCCTATCTTCTCTGAGTCGTTGCGGTTGAAATAGATGATCGTTGCTTTTGCCCTTGTTAAGCGCGGCGATGACACGGGGTGAAAACCTGGGTGGTGCCTTTTTCTCGGGCTCCCAGTTACGTTCGTTGAAGTCCGGACTATTGCTGAATGCTGACTCCATGGCTATCTGCGTTTATGGCTGATGAATGCAGTCGAACGATATACGCGTTCGCCGATCGGCGCAGCTTGTATCGCTTCTTCACCTCGTAGTTGACGTGTACCTCGTACCACTTGGGCCCGACACGCTTGATTGCGGCGGTAATGCCATGGTTGTCGAGCTCGGCGAGGAGCAGGCGGTACCTTTTCATAGTACCCCCCCCCGCATATATTCTTATGACTCATCGGTCACCTCCTTTTCCTTACCGGCCTTCAGCGCAGCAATTTTCTTCTCCACATTCTTCTGGCGCTTCAGGGCCTTTTCTTGCTGCTGCAGTTCAATCTCTTTGACCTGCGTTGGGAGATATTGACGGGCGATGCCCATGATTGCAGCCGGCTTCGACTTGGCGCCAAAGTCTGATTCGTTGACGCTGATTAGGCGGCTAAAGAGGATGCGTCGAACAAACTGATTGTAGGTGCCGGGGAGCATTTCATTGAGCACCTTGTTATACATGTCCGCATCCCAATGGTTCTTGGCGCCGAGCTGCTCCTCAAGCCATCCCCGGTCGATATAGGAAGCAGAGTCTATCAGGAATACAACAAGCGCTGCCTGCTCTTCTTTGCTGAGCGGTGCGGTAGAGTTGTGATAAGCTTCCAGGTCCTTCAGCAGTGGCGTGACCCGCTTATAGACCTTCTCATTATCCAACTCCTTAGACCTGGCTTCCCGCTTTTCAATCTCTGCTATTGGATTGCTTCCGTCCTCATCATCCATGTGCGGGTTTTCGGACCTCAGCATTACGCTCACGTACTTTCCGGCATTGTTGCCGACAACTACAAAGGCCCGGCGCATGGCTCCTTCCGTTTGTGCGCGGTCGAATATCTTTTTATTCTCCTCCCATTGCTCCAGCTCGTCCTTAAAGTCATTTTTCAGGTACTGCAGGTCTTCATTTGAAAGCGCCTCGTCCGGGTCGGTATAATCCTTAACCCATTCCTCGAATACCGGCATCGGACCAGGGTCCTGTATATTGCTGATAATCTCGTCACGCGTTACAAACTGAACGCCCATATCCTTGGCTGCAGCAACTTTGACTTTGTCCTCTTCGCTCTTCCAATAGCTATTATCCAGGAAAAGGATATCCGGTTCCTTCGCTGCTTTCTCCAGCTTCTTCTTATAGTTATTCTTCTCCTTAATGCCGTAGCAAGCACTGTTGGTACACAGCCTTTCATCACCCATAAACAGACGCGGCGTGTTCGACGTATTGAATGGGCAAGAGCTGCATTTGCCCATCTCCGGATTCAGGTTGGGGTCTTCCGTTTTGAAAGGCGCCTTGTCCAGACTGTGGCTGGCGTTCTTTACGACATTGTCCAACGTGTAGGTTGACAGGTGTATTTCGCTACCTCTGTCTTTCGACGAGTCGCGATAGAGCATGTTCTGCTTTTTGCTGTCCAGCTTAGAAAGCTTCACAGCCTGGCTTAAGTCTATGCGGTCGGTCAGATAAGCCTTTTGCCATTGCTCCGTGAGATCGTTGAGCTTTATGCGAGTCGCGATATACTTATTGCTAACGCCAATCTTCAGCCGAAGCCCCTCAATGTCGACACCTCCATCCATCAACTTTTTGAAGGCTATGCCTTCTTCCATCGGGTGCACATCCTTGCGCTGGAGGTTTTCAATTACCTGCAGCTCCAGCGCCTGAACTTCGGTGAGCACACGAATGCTGGCCGGAATGGTATTGAGGCCAGCAGCCTTAGCCGCTCTCCAGCGCCGCTCTCCAAAAACAATGCAATAAGGATAGGTGTCGCTTGACACCAAATAAGGATTCTTACGAAGCACAATCGGCTGCAGTACCCCATACTGCCTAATACTGGAAGTGAGCTCCTCCATCTCAGCTTCGCTGAAATGGCGACGTGGCTGCTCGGTATCGGCTGTGATTTGGTCAATCGCAACTTCTTCCACAGGGAATTGTGCTGCAGCTCCTGTAGCCTTGGGCGCGTCATCTTCCACGAGCTCCAGGTCGTTTGCATGGACTGCCAGGAATTTCAAATCTGGCTCGTCGCTATCAGTTTCCAATACATAAAGTCCATCCTTGTCGGGCAGGCTCGTCGTAGTTCTTCCGCTTAGCCCATAGTATTCGTCATCCATATTGGCAACGCGCACTAGTGTTTCTTTACCGAAAGTTTGATTTGCTGCCTTTGGCGTTGCCTTCTTAGGCGCTGCTTTCTTGGCTGGTCCCTTTGTTTTAGCTGCCGGGGCCGCCGCAGCTGCGTTGACTTCCTGTGTCGCGGTTCGTTTTGTTGTCGCCATAGCGATGATTTGATTTTGTTTAAGAAGGAGTGGCCGGCGTAGGATTCGAACCCACGCGCCCGTACTTCGGCTCAAATCCATAAAAGCCTCCGCACCCGGCCAGATGAGCAGCCCTGCGCTCTATAGCATTAAATGGATTAATACTTCAGGGCTGCTCTGGTCAGTAACGATTACTCGTCGTCATCGCCCTCGTCCGCATCGTCTTTACCGTCTTTGCCTTCCGTAGTGGCGCCGGCAGCTTCAGTAGTCTGAGCGGCTTGCTCAGGTGCAGTGTTCTCATTGCCTCCGCCACTGTCCGAGGCCTGGGTGTCGAAATGGAAGCGTGTTTGCTTCATAGTGTTGGTCTTCGGTATTAAACCCCCGTCGCCGGCATTAAGAATTTTAGAAAGAGACCAGCTTCATGAACCGGTCAAGCCCGTAGGCATTTGTTTTCTTCAGTATTGGCAGCAGCTCGTCAGCCCGGATCTGTTCCACAGTCACACCATTGGCGGACATCCAAGATTTACATCCCATCTCGCAGGCTCCAGTGATCAACCGGTAGTGATTGACCGATATCATCGTGTCCGCCTGAATAGGTTCGTTCTTCAGCTTCTCCGCGGCTATTTTGAACTGTAGATCGACAACTGCATTCCTCAGATCCTCACCATGCGCATAGTAATCTCCTTGCCGGGCGATGAAGAAGTACTCCTCCCGGTTCACCTTCTTGGCTGAGTAGATCGTATGCATCTCGCCGTTTGTAGTGTGATCGCGCTGCGCAAGGATTTCGCAGAATATGCTGTCGATCCGGGCGTATAGTTTGTCGTTTTTGTCCCAGAAGAAATTTTTGCTGATTTTGACCAGCGATATGTTTGGTACGTTCGCACCAATATATCGACTACCCGAACTCAGGTACAGAGCACCGCCCACAGTCGGGTTGAAGCCCTCGGGGATAGACGTCAGCGAACTCAGCTCCAGAGCACCGCCCACAGTTGGGTTGAAGCCCTCGGGGATAGACGTCAGCGACCTCAGCTCCAGAGCACCGCCCACAGTCGGGTTGAAGCCCTCGGGGATAGACGTCAGCGAACTCAGGTACAGATCACCGCCCACAGTCGGGTTGAAGCCCTCGGGGATAGACGTCAGCGACCTCAGGTACAGAGAGCCGCCCACAGTCGGGTTGAAGCCCTCGGGGATAGACGTCAGCGACCTCAGGTACAGAGAGCCGCCC